GACAGCCATGTCAATTCACAACTACGAAGAAGCTGCTGATGAATTCTTAGACAGTCGATGGGCTAAACAAGTAGGTAATCGAGCAACAGAGGTTACTGAGATGATACGTACTGGAGAGCAACATGCCTAAGAAAAAAGATCCAAGGCTAGAAAGGGCAGGAGTAAGTGGCTATAACAAACCAAAACGTACACCCAATCACAAAACAAAATCACACATCGTGGTGGCAAAGGAAGGCGATAAAATTAAAACAATTCGCTTTGGTCAGAAAGGCGCGAAAACTGCAGGCAAGCCAAAGCCGGGCGAGTCAGCTGCAATGAAAGCAAAGAGAAAATCATTTAAGGCACGACATGCTAAAAACATCAAGAGAGGTAAGATGTCAGCAGCTTATTGGGCTAACAGAGTAAAATGGTAGGAGGAAACATGACAATTAGACAGGCACTTAAATCACGAACAGTACAGTATGGTGTAGCTCTTGCTGTTCTTTCAGTTCTTCAGGGCTTTGTAGGTTTTTTACCTACCAATCCAGCTGTTCAAGCAATGGTAGGATGTGCGATTGCAAGTGGAATTGTTATACTAAGATTCATGACAACTCAACCAGTGAGTAAAAAATGACAACAAAAAGAAAAACAACAACAAAAAAGAAGTCTAAGTCTCGTGTTAATGAGGCTGGTAACTATACCAAGCCTACTATGCGTAAGCGACTCTTTAACAAGATAAAGGCTGGCTCGAAGGGCGGTAAGCCCGGTCAGTGGTCTGCGCGGAAAGCTCAGATGCTTGCTAAAGAATACAAGGCTGCAGGTGGGGGCTATAAGTAATGGCTGACCCTAAAAAAGGGACAGGCAAAAAGCCTAAAGGCAGCGGTAGACGTTTGTATACGGATGAGAATCCTAAAGACACTGTGCGTATTAAGTATGCTACTATTCAAGATGCTAGAGATACTGCTCGTAAAGTAAAGCGTATTAAAAAACCATATGCGCGTAAGATACAAATACTTACTGTAATGGAGCAACGAGCAAAGGTAGCTGGTAAATCTAAACAAGCACAAATAGCTAAAGAAGCTAAGGAATCTCTCAGGAGGAAACATGGAAAAACAAGCCCAGCAAGAAAAAAGAAGTGAAAAAGAACTTGAAGAGTGGGTTAAACAGCAACAAGACAAAAGGCATAATCAGTAATGGCACTTAAAAAATCTCAAAGATCTTTGAAATCTTGGACAAAGCAAAAGTGGCGTACTAAGTCAGGCAAGAAATCCAGTGAAACTGGAGAAAGGTACTTGCCTGAAAAAGCTATCAAAGCATTGTCAGCTAAAGAGTACGCCGCTACTACTAGAAAGAAACGAGAAGATACCAAGAAGGGTAAGCAGCACAGCAAGCAGCCTAAGCGTATCGCCAAGAAGACTCGAACCTATCGCCGCACTAAGAGATCCTAGCATTTAGAGCATCTAATTCCAGTTCTATCTTTTCATGAAGGCCGCTCAAATGATGGGTGGCCTCTTCTAATACCTTCCTAATTATTTTCTGTTCTTCGGCTTCTCGAAAGAACTTAGAAACTTCTTGTTCTGGTAGATGATGAAACTCTGACATGAGATTGCCAGAGCTATCAAAAAATATTCGGAACCCAATTAAATTTCCCTCAGTCTTATTCGTCATCGCGTGTTTCCATTTCAACACGAACAATGTCAAGACCTTCAAGATAATCTTTAGATTCCATCAAAAGCTTTAACTGAGATTCGATTGCCTCATAGAAAGCATCGTGATCGTGGAAGGCCATTGGATTCCTAATAATAACCTCAACAGCCATTGCATGTTTCTTCACGTCTGCTTCGTAATAACTTCTCATTGTTTTTAATATCTTATTTGTTGTTAACATTTTAAACCTCACAGTTGTTACCAGTACATGCAAGCGTCTGTGATCCTTCTGTCATGTCACTCTCTTCAGTAATATCCCAAGACATCTCAGTAGGGAAGTCAGCAGCTAACGCTTCATCTTCTTCTTTACTGACAGGCTCATAAGGTGCTTGTTGATATGTGTGTTCGCTGTACGGTAAAAAACTAATACCGCTGATCTTGTCAAACTTATTATACAGCCATTGACCTACTTCAAGAAACTCATCATCACGATAGTAACACGTCATAGACGGCTTGTGTTCACACCAAAAGTCTTGATAGATCTCCCAAAGCTCAAGCTGCTCCATAGCACCCATCTCAGAAGCCGTCACAGCCCCGTCAGGAGATTTTATAGGGAAGGAGAATACCTTGGTACTGGGTGACATTACATCGTCTTCTACGGGGATTCCTGCGGCTTCAAGGACGGTGCAGAGCGGGTCTCTAGAGTCTGCTCGAACTCTTCTAATGTATTGAGATGAATATCTAGGGTGGATTCCACTCGCGCTGTCAACAAGTTGACTGACAGTACCGCTAGGCTTAATAGCGGTAATAGCAGTAGAGACATTAATACCAAGTCTATCAGCCCACTCCCTATTTGTTGTAACCGCTTCTTCACGTAATTCTGATAACCAAGTTTTGAGTACACCTTTATCTCTCCTTCCCGACATTGTAGGGTGATCCATAATACCTGTGAGACTCACGCCCAACAAGGCCTCTTCTTCTGTGTTGTTCTGCCACACCTTTCTCAAGTATCTAAAGTTGGTGAGGGTAGCTTGTAGAGTTCCAAGGATAGTTGCAACACGTACTTTTCGTTTAAGGCTTGACAAAGTATCGGACGGCCTGACAACAACTTCTGATAAATTACAGAACTGATAGGGTCTGAGGATGATTTCGCTGCATGGATTAGTTCCAAAATCATAGGTAGCATCTCGTCGCTCGTTCTTTGCAGCTTGCTTTTGACTTGCGACTCTAGAGAACATACCTCTTTCTCCAGAGCGGGACTCGTATAAACTTTTCCACTCATTTAAAAATGCCTCAAAATCTGGTTTCTCTGTATAACACGCGCTGTTGTTGGCTAGACCACGTTGAGGATTGTCTTGCCACCACTGGCCTGACTTACATCGTCGGAGTCTGTCATCAGTGAGGTTAGACAAACTGATGAGAGCGGACCTACGAACTCCCCCGACGACAACGATCTGTGCAATCTTACAGCAGATATCGTGGCACTCGATGGAAGAAAGTTTACGTCCAGCAGCTTCCCGAAAGACTTCGACGGTAAACTTAAAGAGATCAACAAGAGGCTCTGGGCCAGATGCTCTACCTCCAAAAGTTTTAAGGGCTGACCCTGCAGTTCGTACTCCAGATACGTCCCACTTTGGAAGCTGACCCGAATAGAGCAAGCTAATAAGTTCTCTGTATGCTTTAGCCCAGCCAATTTTAGAGTCGGCGACGTGTATAACGGTATCGGTGTCATGGAATTCCTCTGCTACTTCAGGTAGTTTAGTTACGTATTGACGCTCAACGCTGAAGCCTACGCCTGTACCGCACATCAGGACGTACATCATCTCGTCAAACGCTTTGGGGTGATCGATAGGCATGTAACTACAGTTGAAGCCAGCAACATTATCACGATCCAGCGCTTCACCTGCTGTCATTAAAGCCCTCATACTGGGCATAACATCCAAGCTATGAATGTCTTCGAACATTCCGTTAGCATCTTCTAAAGTAAGCTTACCCTTCTCAACCCAGAAGTTCAAGTATCTGTCGATTGTTTCTTCCCAAGTCTCACGCCGTTGTTCTTCTGGTAGGTAACGTGCGTACCGTGACTTGTGAATGTATTGTTGATATAGATCCATTATTTCTCCTTAGCTCTCCGACGTTTAGGTGTCGTGTCTTGTCGTGTCTTATGTTTTTTCTTTCGATTGAATTTGTTTGTTCTTTCTTGCTTTCTATCAATCATCTTCAGACGACCACCCCTCCGGTAAACTATCTTCGCTATACCAACGAAACCCTTTGGAACTAGCCCACTCTCCGTGAGATCGTTTAGTACCATCAACACGTCTCTTTGCCTGAGGCATTGGGGCACTAGGATCAGAAAACAAGAACACAAGCTCATAGTTTTCAGGCAAGCATTTACTTATCCAAACATATTTACTATATTCAGGTGCATCCCAAAACCTTCCTTTGGCTTCGAGAAGTATTGTCCTACCATCAATCTCTTTAACAAAGTCGGCATGATACGTATGCTCAACGATATAGTCGATCTTTGTTGTATGGATATCCCATTCGGATAGAGGGCCTGAGTGCAGCTTGTACTCCCAATGAGAATCATAGCCCGGCGCTAAGTCTTTCTCAACCGGGCGCGGAACTCTTTTTTTTCTAAATCCTCTTCTTATTTTAGGTGCTGTCAATGTAACACTGCCTCTCTTTTTTCTATCTCAAGACA